GTGTATTTCATTGATCACAAGTCACGAGAGACCCGGGATGTGGTCGAGTTTGAGTTGGCTGCTTCTTTCGATCTCGAAGGAGTGTCCTTGCCCAGGCGGCAGATTGTTCAAAACGTCTGCCCCTGGAGCTACCGGGGTTCGGAGTGCGGCTACACCGGGACAGCCTATTTCAACGCCAACGATGAGACGGTGACCACCCGGACGCAGGATGTTTGCGGCAAAAGGCTGGCGTCCTGCCTGAAGCGATTTGGCTCGAATGCCGAGTTGCCCTTTGGTGGGTTTCCAGCGGCGGGGTTGATCCGATGATGGACTCCGTCAACCAATCGCTGGCGCTGGCCCATGCTGCCCGGGAGTTTCCCCGTGAAGCCTGTGGCCTGCTCGTCATTCACAAGGGCCGGGAGTCCTATGTCCCATGCCGCAACATTGGCGTGGGTACCGACCAGTTCGTGATCCATCCCGAGGACTATGTCCGAGCCGATCGGCTTGGAGAGATCGTGGGGGTGTTTCATTCCCATCCGAATCTGCCCGCCGAGCCCAGCCAGGCCGACAAAGTGGCCTGCGAAGCTTCCGGCTTGCCCTGGTTCATTCTGTCCTTCCCCTCTGGACAGTGGCATGAGACGCAGCCATCTGGCTACATCGCTCCCTTGGTCGGTCGGGCATGGGCCCACGGGGTGCTCGATTGCTACTCGGTGATCCGGGACTGGTATCGGGCAGAGCGAGGCATTGACCTGCCGAACTTTGACCGCTTTGACGAATGGTGGAAGCGCGGCCAAAGCCTGTACCTCGACAACTTCGGCTCGGCAGGCTTTGAGGCGCTGGGCGCCGTTGGATCCCAAGACATGGAGGTTGGCGATGTGCTCCTGATGCAGGTGGCTTCGCCCGTTCCCAACCATGCCGCCATCTACCTGGGCGATGGCCTGATCCTGCATCACCTGCAGGGCAGGCTTTCCAGCCGGGACGTGTATGGCGGCTACTGGCAAAAGATCACCACCCACACGCTGCGCCACACCCTTGGACATTGAACTGCAATCAACCCATCTCCATGACCACCATCATCCTTCTCGGCGAGTTGGGCAAGCGCTTCGGGCGCAGGCACAAGATGGCTGTGGCCACTGCTGCGGAAGCGGTGCGTGCCCTGTGCGCGAACTTTCCGACCTTCGAGCGAGAACTTGTCGCCTCAGGTGAGCGAGGTGTGGGCTACCGGGTACTGGCTGGAAGAGATGCCTTGAATCTTGAACGGCTGCATGAGCCTACGGGCCAGCAGCACATCACGATCGCCCCCGTGATCTCGGGTGCTGGGGGCAACGGTCTGGGCCAGATCCTGTTGGGTGCGGCGCTGATCGCTGTGTCCTGGTGGAACCCGATGGGATGGGCTGCGGCGGGATCGTTTCTCTCGCAGGCCACGCTCTATTCGGTGGGTACTTCCATGATTTTGGGAGGCGTGGCCCAGATGATTGCTCCGACGGCCAAGTCTTCTGACCCTTCCGAGCGACCAGAAAACCAGCCGAGCTACGTTTTCAACGGCGCTGTGAACACCACGGCCCAAGGGCATCCCGTGCCTGTGGGTTACGGGCGGCTGATTGTGGGGTCTGCCGTGATCAGCGCAGGCATTGATGTGGATGAGATCGCTGTATGAGCACCCAGAGCAATTCTCTGATCATTGGCGCAGGTGGTGGCAAAGGAGGGGGCGGCAGCGCTCGCGTGGCCCAGGAAGCGCCCGACAGCCTGCGCTCCAAGGCTTATGCCCGGGTGGTTGACCTCGTCTGCGAGGGTGAGATCGAGGGCTTGGCCGCTGGCCTGCAATCCGTCTACCTGGACGACACGCCTATCCAGAATTCGGATGGCTCGTACAACTTCACTGGAGTGACGTTGGAGGCGAGGACCGGCACTCAGCAGCAAAGCTACATCCCTGGCTTTTCCTCTGTGGAAAACGAGGTCTCGGTCGGGGTGGAGTGCAAATACGGCCAGCCCGTGGTGCGCTCCATCACCGACCCGGATGTGGACGCTGTACGCATCAAGGTCAGCATCCCGACGCTGACGCTGCAGGACACGACCAATGGTGACCTGAACGGTACCTCGGTCACCTATGCAATCGACTTGCAGTCCCTGGGAGCCGGGTATGTGCAGATCCTGCAGGACACGGTTTCAGGCAGGACCTCATCGCGCTACCAGCGTAGTTACTACGTTCCATTGTCCGGGACTGGTCCCTGGGATGTGCGTCTGCGTCGCATCACGGCAGACTCGACGCAGACAAGCCTTCAAAACAAGACCTTCCTCGAGTCCTATACAGAGGTGATCGAGAGCAAGCTACGGTATCCCAACAGTGCCTTGATGGCACTTCGGGTCGATGCCTCACAGTTCACCTCGATCCCTAGACGCAGCTATGACTTGAAGCTCCTTCGGGTTCGGATTCCTTCGAACTACTTTCCCGAGACTCGCTCCTATGCTGGTGTCTGGGATGGCAGCTTCAAGGTTGCCTGGACGGACAACCCGGCATGGTGCTTCTATGACCTGGTGACCAATACCCGCTACGGTCTTGGCAACTACATCCCAGAGTCGCAGGTCGACAAATGGGCGCTGTACCGGGTGGCCAATTACTGTGACGAGTTGGTGCCCAATGGGCTGGGTGGCTATGAGCCACGCTTTACCTGCAACCTGTACCTGCAGACCCGGGAGCAAGCCTACAAAGTGGTGCAGGACATGGCCTCAGTGTTCCGTGGCATGGCTTATTGGTCGGGTGGCGCCATCACGGTCACACAGGATGCCCCGCAGGACCCGGTTTACCAGTTCACCGCAGCCAATGTTGTCGATGGCGAATTCGCTTACCAGGGATCCTCTGCCAAGGCTCGACACACGGTGGCACTGGTCAGCTGGGTGGATCCGGAGGATTTCTACCGCCAGAAAGTGGAATACGTCGAGGACCTTGCAGGCATCGCCCGTTATGGGGTGGTGCAAGCCGATGTGGTGGCCATGGGGTGCACCTCTCGTGGTCAGGCCAACCGGGTGGGCAAGTGGCTGCTGTACTCCGAGCAGTCCGAGTCGGAGATCATCACTTTCCGCACCGGACTCGAGGGTGCTGTGGTTCGACCCGGCGATGTCATCAAGGTGGCCGATGCCAGCAGAGGTGGAATGCGACTGGGTGGGCGGATTGCTGCGGCCACAACCGTCAGCGTCAAGCTCGATCAGGACTTGCCTGCGGGATCCTGGCGGATTTCCGTGGTGCTGCCCACGGGCGTCGTGGAAGAGCGGCAAGTGGGATCGCTGTCTGGCCGAACTGTGGGCGTGACCAGCGCGTTTTCGATGGCACCTCAGGTGGGCGCGATCTGGGTGCTGTCTTCCACGCTGGTGGAGGCGCAGCTCTTTCGGGTGGTGCAAGTCGCTGAAAGCGAACCCGGCATTCACGAAATCACGGCGCTGGCGCACAACCCCAGCAAGTACGCAGCCATCGAGCAGGGCCTAGCCTTGCAGCCTCGTGCCATCACGTTGCTCTCGACCGCTCCTGCAGCCCCCACAGGGCTGACCGTGACCGAGAGTCTTTACCGGGTCAAGGATCAGGCGCTGTTGCTGATCCAGCTTGGATGGGAGCAGGTCTTTGGGGCACTGGAGTACCAGGTCACCTACCGCGTCAACGGTGGCAATACGGTCACGCTGCCCAAAGTCTCCAGCACCTATCTGGAAATCCGAAACGCTGAGGCCGGTGACTACGTCTTCACGGTTCGAGCTGTGGGGGTGTCGGGCAAGCTGGGCAATTTCGCAAGCCTGAGCCAAAGCATTCTGGGCAAGCTCCAGCCGCCTGACGATGTGCAGGACTTTGTGGTGTTGCGCCGAACGACCGATCTGCTCCTGAGCTGGAGTGCCAATACCGATGCAGACCTTTCGGGGTATGAGGTACGGGTCGGCACAGGGTGGGATTCGGGTGTGATGGTCGGGCAGACAGCGGGCACGCAGCTGGTGCATGACCAAAGCGAGTCGGGTCAGTACAACTATCACATCCGTGCCTTTGACACTTCCGGAAAGTACAGCCAACACGTCACCACCTTCCAGCTCACCTTGCTCGCTCCCTCATCGGTGCGGCAATTCGATGTGGTGCAGTCAGCCAACCGACTGGAGTTTCGTTGGCTGCCAAATCCCGAGCCGGAGGTTGTGGCTTATGAGTTGCGGGAAGGGGGTGCCTGGGACACCTCGATCTTCATCGCCGAGGTCAAGTCCAGCAGTTTCACGCTGCCCTCGGGCTTTGATGGGGAGCGCAAGTTCTGGATCAAGGCGATCGCATCGCCCGGCATTTACTCGGAAGAAGCCACCTTCGTCTCCACCGTGGTGGCGCAGCCTCAGAACGCGAACCTGCTGGTGACAGTGGATGCGCAGGCGACCCGGTTCCCCGGCGTGAAGCATTTCGCCTCGGTCGAATCGGTCAACAGCCTGGATGTACTGCGCATGGACAGCGGGGTGACCCAGTCCGAGTACCTGTTTGAGGTGAACCTGCCCACCAGCTACCGGGCACAGAACACCTTGCTGGCCAGCATCGGGGCGACGCTGGATGATCGCGAGACCTGGACCTCTGCCAATTACGCCTGGATCAGCTCGGCTGCCAAGCGGCAATGGACCTATGACGGGGCACTCAAAAGCATCGAAGCGAGGTTTCAGATGGCCCGTGAG